AAAGGTTCTCGAGATTATGAATAAAGATGAAAGTGCTCAAAAGTTGGCAGCAGAAATAGATCAAGCAGCTAAGCAGGCCTCAGAAGGCGTCGGTGAGGCAGTCGCACAAGGTGCTGAAGGTATTGGCAAGGGGATTGGTAGTATTATGTCTGGTGCAGCAATGCCTTCAATTATATCAGCAGTTGTATCATGCGTGTGCTGTGGTGCCATGTTGGCCTTTGGTATGTCACCTGCGGGTCAGTCATTGTCAAAAAATGCTGGGGGTGCCGCTATGAGACGGTTCTAAGTTAAAGACATAAAGACCCCTTTAATTAATGATTTTGAGTATCGATGTCGGTATTCGGAATTTAGCCATGTGCTTACTCAATGAAACCAATAACCTCGTGGAGGAGTGGGATGTCTCTGGTGTCCCCCCCGAACACAAAGATGGTATCTATGTCTCATTGAGAAAGCACCTTGATGAGAGGCCTTGGGTTCTTACAGCCCAAACAATCCTCATAGAAAAGCAACCAGATCGCAACAAGAAGATGATCTCTGTCATGCACTTTCTTCACGCATACTTTATCATTAAGTGTCCCCACGCGGAGACAATTCTCTATGACGCACGCCACAAGATTCCAGATGTTGCGGGACCTGGGAAAGCTCAATACAATAAGCGGAAGAAGACAGCGATTGAGAGGTGCGAAGCCTTTATCCGTCAAGACCAAGTGAACGCCCATTGGTTAGACACATTCCTCAAGTCCAAAAAGAAAGATGACTTGGCGGATACTGTGATGCAAGCTCTCAGTTTTGTCAATAGGGTGGAGGTCACACCAGCCTCAAAAGCTAAAAAGTCTACAAAGTTGGTGGCCCGTAAACCCAATGATAATCAAAAGAGAACAAAGTATTCAAAGTCAAATCTGGCTTGGTTGTACCTCAATAAAGTGGAGTGTGAAGTCCTCGAAAATAACAAGAGGTTTATGAAGGATCTCAAGAGGTACTACAGAGACATTGACGACTTAGTTAAGGATTTGGGGGGAACTAAGAATTAGAACAGTATGCAAAAAGATGTCTTGGACCACGGATTTGTACGCTTGGTTGATCACATGCCACAACAAGATTTGGACACGTCAATCGTCCAAGCAGCCCGAGTCAGCTATGGAGATGGGACAAAGTCTTCCCGTGGAGACCGAGGACTCCTCAGGTACCTGCTTAGACATTGGCACACGACCCCTTTCGAAATGGTGGAATTCAAATTTCATATCAAAATGCCCCTATACATCGCGAGACAGCACTTTCGACATCGAACAGCCTCCGTTAATGAGCTCTCCGCCCGCTACTCAGTCGTACCGAAACAGTACTACAACCCAGGAGTTCTACGAGGTCAGTCTCAAGTAAATAACCAAGGATCTGAGGGTGTCGTAGATGTTCACGAAGAAAAGACCAACCAAATTAGTCAGCACTTAGAACATTCTTTTGATTTGTATGAGAGCCTTCTTGAGGAGGGGGTGTGTCGGGAGCAGGCGCGAGGTAACCTCCCACAGTGTACCTACACTGAATTCTATTGGAAGATTAACCTTCACAACTTGATGCATTATCTTCACCTTCGTATGGACCACCACGCCCAGAAGGAGATTCGGGACTATGCGAATGCTATATATGATTTGGTTCAACCCCTTGTGCCCATCACCATGGAAGCATTCAAAGACTTTAGAGTCAACGCTATGCACCTTACAGGGCCGGAAATTGAGGCTCTCGCCAATGGTACCCCAATTGAGAGTCCGGGTGAGCGGAGGGAGTTTGAGGAGAAGTTGAAGCGCTTAAAAATTAAATGTCCTTAGAATGTAACAAACAAAGATGTTTTCAATTACAACCTCTATTACCTTTGCGGCAAAGACTAACCGTTTCAAGAAGTTTGGTAAGAAGATGAAGAAGAATAGTGACACGGACGTGGGTAAGATCCGAGAAAAGTTGTCGGATATTAGCCGCGATGAACAACGACGTGCCAAGGAAATCTTCAAGGAACACCAAGAATTCTTCCAGAAGAAGTCTGGTGAGTCTAAAACTGAAATTGATTTTTATGAGCAATAAGTAGATGATATTATTACTATTTTTGTTGATAATACTTGTAATACCAAAGTCAAGACAGAAACAAACACCTCGTAATGTGATAAAACTCACCGAGAATGCCCATATCGAACCACGTGCACTTCCTAGGATTATATGTGAACGACTGATTCACGCATCTAAGAATATGAAGTTTGATGAATCTCCCGAACCAGTCGATGACGAACCCGTATATCAAATAAACATATTGGAGGGTTTGGATGTTAAAAATGAAAAACTGTGGAGATTATGTAAACCTATTTATGATAAATATAAAAACAAGAAAATAAAGAGTCACTCTGATTTTGTATTTATAAAGCGATACTTACCAAACGAACGTGTACGAATACCTCTACACCACGATAAATGTGATCATACCGCGAGTTTTTTATTATCAAGTGCGAAAGATTTCGGTGGTGGTAAATTTTACATATTTAACGAGGAAGATAGTGAAAAATTGTCAGGTCTATCGAATAAGAGTGTGAAAAAGAGGGATGCATTTATTCAAAAAAACATTGATACATTGCCTTTGTTAAACTTATTACAAGGTGATATGGTATGGTTCAAAAGTATGACACATTTACATGGAACATTACCTATAACATGCGGAGAGAGGTACATTCTTACAATATTTTATTCCTCCGAGAACTAAACGTAAACCATAGAGTACATGCAATAAAAAACACAGCCACAGGTGTATCTTCATATTGTTGTGCGAGAATAGCACTTAAAATGCTATATTGCGCGAAACGAACCTCACGTCTTGTTTTTTTGATAGATCGACGCATAGCTGCTTTAGATTTCTCCAAATCTAAAACAGCTTTACTTATATTACGAACCCGACTCGGTATCTCACTCGTCGATACGACAATATCACGGATATTAATAGATTCCGTGAATTGTTCTTTGATCATAGGTTCTAGATATGTAAAGTAGTTAAAGTCGGGGTCTAGTTGTACACATATACCCTCAATAATAGAAAAGGTTTTGGCTAAATATATAAAGCTTGATGGTACAACAAACGGCTTTTCTGCGGCGAGTTGTAATGCCAAGTCATCATTCATGATATCAGATCCATTGAGCGTTTCGAGATATGTTAGTAAAGATTCAAAAAAGACTTCAATATCCGAAAGATCGGAAGTCATGGGTATGATGACACGAAGCGCGATAAGCACTTCTACGATACTTTTGGTGTCTTTGTTGATTATATGCACGAATAACCTTTTAAAGCCTTCGCGTAACTCTTCGGAAAGATCGATGAGAAGTCCAAAATCATAAAATACAAGTTTTCCTTTTTTAGAAAACCCCACATTCCCCGGGTGCGGATCACCATGAAAAAAGCCTTTGTCCATGGTCTGAATGATATACGAGCTTATCAAAGCCTCACATACCTTTTTGGGATTTACACCTAACGTTTGTATGTCCGTGATTTTTTCAGATTCAACATATTCCATGACGATCATATTTTCACCGGAGACGTCTGTATATACTTTCGGCACCTTGATCCATTTGACATCTTTCATACCCTTTCTGAAACGTTGTGCATTTTCAATCTCTTGCGTGTAGTCGGCTTCACCCAAGAGATATGTGATGGATTCGTCAAGCACGATACCAGAACTATTTCCAGTATCGATACCCACACGTTCGAGAAAATGCACAATGTCCCTGATATTATCTGTGTCAGTTTTCATGGTTTCATATATGTTTGGACGCTTTACCTTGACAATGACTTCTTTACCATCTTTTAAGGTAGCTTTGTGAACCTGTCCAATACTGGCAGACTTGAATGGTTCTTGTTCGAAGTGTGTAAATAGATCCATATCTACGATGGATGATATAGTGTCAAACGCAACCGGTGGAACATTATCTTGAAGAGATTCGAGCTCAGCTGTAAATGCGGGTGGATAAATATCTGATCGCGTCGATGCGATTTGCCCGAGTTTTACGAAAGTTGGTCCAAGTTCCAGGAGTTCGTGTTTCGTCCACTTACCCAATTCTCGTTTATCATCAACAAACCTATTTTTCCATAAAAATTTGGCAGCAAATTTCCATGTCTTTACCTTTTGGTTTGGTATTGTATTTACCCCACGGCTCGCGACGCATAGCATCTTACACTAAAGTAACTTTATTTTTTAAATTCCAAAAATATCTTAGGTATTAGTAAATGACAAAGTTGTCGAATGCATTGTCCCCAGTATCTAAGCCGCTTGAGAAAGTTCTCAAGATGCCCATCATTTTCTCACTGATCATCTTGTACCAGGGTCTCTTTTCTGGTAACGCGATCAATATTCCATCCAGGTTGAAGTCTATGTTTAACAGTCAATCTTTCCGATTCTTTTCGCTGATGCTTATCGCCTTGTCGGCTACGTCTGACATCGAGTACGCACTCGCGTCTGTATTGATTTTCTTGGCGTTCATCTATGCGATGAAGACGCCGGAAGAACGTAAGAAATCTGGTTTCATTTAATTTTGTAAGTATATACTAGAATGAAAATTCATATCATAGGTGCGGGTCCCACTGGCATGTCTGTCGCATGGGAACTTATCAGTACAAGACCATGCGATGTGACGATTTATGACAAGAAACTTGGTGCAGGTGGTTCATGGTGGGAGCCATCTTCAGAGTATCGAGACTTACACGCACACCGCATAGTGTTTGATCGCGCATTCATTAACACGCGCAGTCTTTTCGATGAAATGAATATTCGTTGGAATGATGTTTTTCAACCAACCGAATACGACTATGGGTACATTTTTAAACACATGTCCTTTTCCGATTATCTCGCACTCGGATCACTTTCACTCAAAGTACTCACACGTCCATGGAAATATTCAAAGATGTCACTCAAAGAAGCGCTCGACGATTCCATGTCGGATTCGGGTAAGAAAATCATCCAGAGACTCACGTTTCAAATCGACGGTGTTCCATGGAATGTCATGTCGGCGTATGAATTCGTAAAGAGTTTTGATCATGCCGGACTTTCGACGATGTACACACAACGCGTCTCCGGACGTGCGATGTGTTACGCCATGCAAAAGGCACTCGCGAAAAGGGGTGTCAAATTTGTATTTAATAAAGAACTCGACACTGTCGATTATCTTCAGAATGAATACTTTGCAAAGTTCACGGACGGGACAGAAATATCAGATGGTTT